AACCCCCACTATACCCAAGTTTTCTGCAATCTCTAAGTGTAAAAAGAAATCACCATACTTAACCATATTTCTAACCCAAGGCCATAAATTGAATTCTACATTTACAACATCATAAAATAGGTTAGTTAGGATATCTTTAATATGGTCATTGTTAGTTTTAATTTCTACAATTCTACCATATTCATTTCTACTTGTTGATTCATCTGCGTAAATATCTAATGCAGATGTTATGATTGGATCCTGGTCCATTGAATCATAATCTCTGAACAATTCTTGTCTTATTTGTTGATAAGCCAAATAGTTTTCAAAAGTATTGTTCATTGCTGATGAATGCAATCTCATATACCTATCTCTAAGATTGGTAGCTATTGCTTGTGTTTCATCGTAATCAATTACCTTTAACTTTCCACCTTGATTTCTTACGATAACCGCTGTTGAAAATAATTTCTTTAACCTGCCGTAAAATGAAGTATCTGCCATATTATTTTATATTACCATTTTCTACAAGACCAGTATCTTGCTTTTGTTCTAGGTCCTGGATTATCACAATTATGTCTAGCTCTAAACGATTTTCTCGCTTTCGGATTAGATTTTCTTATTCTCATTGTTTTTTCACCCTTAGCCGCTGCGGATGTTCCACCATGTCCAAAGTTTACTTTAACAACTTTACCAGCTGGATTCTTTACATACACTTTAAACTTCTTAACATCACCTGCAGTTGGTTTACCCAATTTAACGGTTCTACCTTGATATTCTGCTTCTTCTAATGTAGATTCATTATACATTTCTTTTTCTTTAACTTTAGTTTTAAGAAAAGCTATAAAATCTTCCATTTCTTCTATATCATCCTCATCTACATCATATTCATCAATATCATCATCATCGATATCTTCTTTTATCTTACTAAATGCTGTTGCAAATGGGTTAGAATATACTTTACCTAATTCTATTTTTTGACCATCGGCCATAGTGTGACTTGATTTACTTAAAGGTAAACCAAAAAATTCATATAAAAAACTTTTCTTCATTATATTTTCCTCTTTATACAATATATAAATATTATATTATTTAATAAGCCACCTTAAATCTTCAAAATCATCCTTACCTACGTTGATTCTATAAGGATCTTCTCTTAAATCTTTTTGTGTATAAACAGGACTATATTCTGTTTTAACAAATCCGTTTAATGCACTTTGTGCTAATGAACCTCTTTCGTTTCTTAATCTTAATGCTGTATCTCTAACCCATAACCCAATACCCAATGCCATTGTTAAGTCATCGTTATAACCCCTAGCTGCTTCTGCTCTGCCATTGTTCCATATAAAAGTAAATAACTCATCTATTTGTCTCTTAGAATGTATAATAACCGATTTATCTTTCATATATTGGTCAATCTTAGAAACAATCATAGGTCTTGTCTTAGATGAAATTGTAAAACCAGGAATCATTTGTTTTTGTTCTCTATAATATTTGTTAGTCCATTGTGTATTAACATCTACATATTGAACATCTTTATGACTCCAAAATAAATTCTTATAATCTCTATCTAATATTTGTTGTATTGTTGCCCATCCAATATTTGCGTTATCTACAATTAGTAATGCATCGTTGTAATCGGTTGCTATACTGATTAACATATTACCAAAATCAGTAGGTTCTACTTTACCTTTATACTCAGCAACTTGCTCCATCGATTCAATATCTATGATGTGAAATGCTGAATAATCGTTTCCATCACCTCTACTTACATCGGCAGTTACTACATATGAACGATTGTAATCTGGTTTTTTCCATAACCATATATTACTATCAAACCCAGTCTTTTCAATTGGGTCACATACGTTGTTTTCACTATACCATATTAAAAGGTCACCATCAATTACATTATCACCAGAAGAAATGAAATCACAATCACACTCTTGTGCTGCTTGTTTTTCACCCAATTGTTGCGTTTGTTCATCTCTCCAATCTTGTTCTCTATCAGGATGTACCGTCCAGTGAAGTTTAATAGGATTGAATAAATTTTCGCCATTTTCTGCACTAACCCACATTCTATGAAACCAATTACCTACACCATTAGGAGTAGATAAGGCAATACAATCACCTCCCGTTGCTAACGTCAATTGAGTACCAGTCCATATCTCATCAATATAATCAATAAAGGCTGCTTCATCAAATACTAAAAGCGATAAGGCTTCAGAACGACCAGAGTCAGGTTTTGAAGATACTGCTTTTACTTGTGAACCATTTTTTAATCTAAGGGAAAGTTTGTTATCTTCCGATTCAGCAACTCTTAACCATACAGGTAAAAGTTGGTTCATTGTTCTAACTTTTAATACTAAGTTCTTTGCTACATCTTGTTTGTTCGCAATAATAAGAACGTTGAAATCCTCATTGAATATCATTTTCCATAGTGCATAACCTGCTACTAATGTTGATATACCTAACTGACGAGATTTTAGAACAATATTATATCTATGGTCTTTAAAATCTGTTAGAGTATCTTCCTGAAATGGATATAATTCAAATGCTATTTTTCCTCTAATTGGATGCTGAATTTTACAATATTTTTTCATAAAGTATACCGGGTCACCGGCACACTTTTGATATTGTTCCTTAATTACATCCTTTAGGGATTTTTGTGGGGTATTCATTATTTTTTCAATCTAATCTTCCAATATACACCACCACCAATATAAGGGGCCAATGTTCCACTTGTACCATCAATTGTTCTATTTGCAACTCCTAATCCTAAATGAAACATCTTATCTGCTTTTGTATTAATTAAAACACCAAATCCTAAATGAGATACAACATCTGCTTTGTTAAATCCACCTTCAAAACCATAAAATAGTTTAGTCTTTGGTAATTCTTTTACAATTGTTGTTTCTTTAATAGTTCTTTGTTTAACACTTGCATTAAATGTTCTACCCAATATTTTGTTTTGAGTAATAGTATCAATTAAAGATACAATTCCTAAACTATCTGGTAATTGTAATGTATCTTTATAAATGTTCTTTGCGAAATAATCTTGTAATAAAGCTTGGGTATCTACGATTGTTGGAATGATTACTTCCTTAATTGTTTCATGGTAAATATCTTCTCCCTTTTTAGTTACTACCTTTGTCTTAACTACTTCAACTGTATCAATTTCATGTTTAATAAGTTCATACTTTTTACCATCTACTTTTACAATTTCACCTGTTGTTTTTTTGTTTCCACCACATTGTTGGAAAACTACTATTACAATTAATAATGCTATTGCAATATTCTTAATGTTTAAAAATTTCATTATATTTCTCCTTTATTATTTCCCAATCCTCATCTACTGCGGCTTGGAATGTTATTATTAATTCGTTTAGACCAGCTATATCTGAATCTAAATCTCTTTTTACTTTTTCAATATCACCATCGATACTCCACTTTTCAATACTACCATCTTCGTTTACAATAGTAGGAACTGTATCTGCATCTTTTCTAGCTTGTTCAAATCTTGCCAAATCGTCCTTAATTGTTCCTAATGCCTGTGAGTTCATTTTCCAATACTCATAGTTCTCATAAATACCTTCTGCTCTAAGTTTAGCTTCTCTATCTACTAAACAATTAATACAATACCCACTTTGTTTAATAAAACGTAAGTTTGCACCTTTAGGATTAAATGTTTTACATTCTTTAGATTTACAAGTAGTTAATATATCTAAATATGCTCTTGCTTCATCGTATTGAGTAACTGCCATTTTAAACCCTTCATGTTGCTCCCACTCTTTACCATTTGCATCAAACCATCTATCCCCTACTTCTTTCTTTTCTTTTACCTTATCCCAACCCACCGTTGCGTTTCCACTTTCTCTACCATGCATTACATCTAAAATCTTTTTTCTACTCGGATGCATCCATGTCTTCTTATCCTTATTACCTTTGCTCTTAATTAACATAAATTATAACTTTATATATAAATATATATTTTTATCGGCTAAACTTAAAAATTCCCAAAATTTGGTTCAAAGGTGCGAATGCTCCCGTTAATTTGTAAGCATTTCCTTTGTAACTAAATACGATTCCTTCACTCGGTACAATCTTTTCAAATCCACCAATTGAGTTTAATCTACTTAATTCTTTTTCTAATTTTTTTATTTGAGTTATAGTTCCACCATTCATAATTTGATTAGCGGTAGATTCTAATTCTGCTCTCATTGATTGTAATGCTTTATCAGGTTGGGCAGTTAATACTGAACCCATAAATGATAATACCTCTGCACCAACACCTAAAAAAATATCTTCAAACTTTCTAAGATTACCACTCATAATAGTAGTTTTAGGTCCTTTATCTATTCCTTCTGCCCATGCTCTTGCTTTTTCATCTTTAATATCACCTACTCTCATACTCTTATTATCAAATGCCCATCTCTTAACTAAACCTGCTTTTTCTAATGCTGATATTTTCTTTTTTGAATTATCTACAAAGTTTTCCCACCACGCTTGATGATAATCTGCTACACCATCTTTATCTGTTAATCCAAATTCAGATTGTAGTTTTGAAATCATTCCTTTGAATTTACCTTTTTGAGAACTTAATTGTTTTGTTTTAGGTAATTTAACAATTGGAGGTCCTTGTATTGTGTACTTAGATTGAACATGTGCATTGATTTGTTTTATCATTCCACCTAATATACTTTCTGCTCCATCTATTTTACTAATTGGATTACCTGCTTCGTTGTATTCAACTGCATTATGAAAAACTAAAAGTGCTTGATTGTAAGGAATAACATTAACCGAT